ATTTCAGAAAATCCAAATGGTGGATCCGGAAAAGGTTTGTTTTGGAACGCACTATCACAAATGAAAAAAGTAAGCAGTATTGATGGGAAAACATTTGAATTTACCAAAAGTTTTCCTTATCAAACTCTTAGTACAGATACTCAAATTTTAGTATTTGATGACGTTAAAAAGAATTTTAATTTTGAAAGTTTATTTAGTTTAATTACTGAAGGTATAACATTGGAATATAAAGGCCAGGATGCAATTAAATTACCGGTACAAAAAAGCCCTAAAATATTAATTACAACTAATTATACCGTTGGTGGTGTTGGTGGATCTTTTGAACGCAGAAAGTTTGAAGTTGAAATGGCAGATTATTTTAGTTATAAACACACTCCATTAGATGAGTTTGGGCATTTGTTATTTGATGATTGGTCTGATAGTGAATGGTCAAGGTTTGATAATTTTATGATACAATGCGTACAATATTTCTTATTAAATGGTTTAACAAAACACGATTTTAAAAATCTTGAAGTTAGAAAGTTTATTAAAAATACTTCATTTGAATTTTATGAATGGACTAAACCGGATGCAAATGGTAAAAACGATAACATTGAATTTAATACACGTTCACAAAAACAAGTATATTATGATTCATTTATAAATGAATACCCGGATTTTAGAACCTATAAATTAAGTCAAAAACGTTTTACGCAATGGTTAGAGCAATATTGTAAGTTTTATGGCCATTCATATTTAGCCGGTAATTCAAACGGACAAAGATGGTTTGAAATTGTAAATAATAATATTGAAGAAGTAGAAGATAACGATATAGCATTTTAATTATGGGATTTGAATTAAGAGATTACCAGATAAAAATATCTACAGATATTGCAAATCTATTACCAAGTAGAAAGATACATTATTTAAATGGTCAAGTACGTTGCGGAAAAAGTTTAATTGCATTAGAAGTAGCAAAAAAAGTAAATGCTAAAAAGGTTTTGTTCATTACTAAAATAAAAGCGTTTTCAAGTATTCAATCCGATTATAATAACTTCGGTTATGATTTTGAATTAACTATTATCAATAAAGAAAGTTTACACACTATTTTAAATAATGATTTTGATATTGTAATTGTAGATGAAGCACACCAATACGCTGCATATCCAAAAGCAAGTAAGTATCAAAAAGATATAAGAAAAAGATTTAATGAAAAAATGCTTTTACTTTTATCTGGAACGATGTCGCCAGAGTCGTACTCTCAAATATTCCACCAATTTCAATTGAGTAAACATTCTCCATTTAGAAACTACATTAATTTTTATAAATGGGCTGATGAATTTGTTGATGTTACAAAAAAGAATTTAGGTTATTCAATAGTAAATGATTATTCAAAAGGAAATGAAGCAAAGATAAAAGGAATGATTAGGCACTTTGTAAGCACCGTTACGCAAGCCGATGCACAATTTTATTCAGAGGTAAACGAATTTGTTTTAGAAGTTGAAATGCAGCCAATAACATATCAAATAATATCTAAACTTAAAAAGGATTTAGTTGTACGTGGTGCAAGTGGTGTTGAAATAATAGCCGATACAGGTGCTAAATTAATGCAAAAGATACACCAACTATCCAGCGGAACTATTAAAATAGATGAAAAGAAAAGTTTAATAATTGATAACACAAAAGCTCTTTACGTTGCGGATCGATTTAAAAATGAAAAGATAGCAATATTTTATAAGTACGTTGCACAATTGGAAAGTTTAAAAGAAGTATTAAAAGATAAATTAACAACTGATATTGATGAATTTAATACTACAGATAAATGGCTTGCACTTCAGTTTATTAGTGGAAGGGAAGGAGTTAATTTAAGCAAAGCCGATGCACTTGTAATGATTGAAATAGATTTTAGTGCAACAACATATTTTCAAGCGAGGGATAGAATGACTATAAAGGAACGTTTAGAAAATAATGTATTTTGGATATTTGCAAAGAATACCATTGAATTAAATATTTACAAAAGGGTACAGAATAAAACACCATACACACTTAATCATTTTAAAAAAGAAAACGATGTCAAAATTTCAGACCAAAATAATAGAGGAATATCAAGCAAAAGGGTATTTGGTATTAAAAACAATTAGGTTAAATGTAAACGGATATCCTGACCTTATTGCTTTAAAACCAACTGAACCCACAATTTTTATTGAAATAAAAGAAGCAAAAGATACTTTAAAACCTTTGCAGAAATTAAGGATTGATCAATTAAATGAATTAGGGTTTGTCGCTTTTTGTTTACAGAATGGAAAAGGAAAAATATACCCAGATGAAAAAGTAAAAGAAGTTTTAAATTTTTAGTTATGAATAAAATAATAGGTAAAAATAACACGTTGGAAATTGTACCAAATTTTGTACAAGATATAAACATAAAAGGCAATAATTATAAATGCGTTTTAAATTCAATATCTAAAAATTTACATATGAATAGTATGTATATAAATAGAGTTGAGAAGTTTCATTGGTTTTACACGTTTAAAATTTTAGATGCACCAATTAAAAAAATAATATTTGAAATCGATTATAACGATAAATTAATAAAAACAATTACAAATGATTGAAACCACATTAAACGAATTAATAACAGTTGTAAGTACTTACTATAATCTAAATAATAAAGATTTAACAGGTAAGTCCAGAAAGCAACACATCGCAAACGCAAGGTTTATTTACTTTTATTTAGCAAGAAAACACACAAATAAAACTTTAAGCGAAATAGGTGCCAAAGTAAATAGAGGACACGATACAGCATTACACGGAATAAGAACAATTACAAACAGAAAAAATTTATATGCTGAAGATAAAAAAGAATTGTATCTTATTGAAAGAGGTATAAATATTCCATTAATTGCTAAAAATATTGACTTATTAGCTATGTGTAAAAGTTACGCTATTATTTAGAACAATTATAAATTACAAAAATAATTGACAAAATATTTTTTTATTAGAAAGTAACATTATACATTTGCTTCATCAAACAATAACAATTTAAAACAAAACATTATGGAATTTAAAGGAACAAAAGAATTTAAAGTAAAATATCTTACAACAATGGATTTTCCATATAAGTACGTAGTAAGTAGTATTCAAGAAACAGATGAAGAAGCAGAGGCCAACGCGTTATTAATATCAAAAGCACCTGAAATGTTAAATAAATTAATTTATGTAATAGATACATTAAAAGGTTTTGATTCAAATAATCCTACTCAAAGGATGATAATCGAAGAATACGAACAACTAATCAAAGAGGCAACAGAAATTTAAAACAAAACATTATGAAAGCAAAACTAACATTATCAGACGTATTACTAATTACAGTTTATTGGGTTACATTTTTTACAATTTTATTTTTTATTCTTTAATTTAAAAACAAATAACATTATGGAACAGACAGAAACATTTTACTAATTTTGCAACCGATTAAGAGGATATAAAATTTACACAAGAAAAGGAATTGAAGTACCTAAATTTATTTTATATTGGAATGGTTTAAACCCAATACAAGTAAGAGAAAAGTTTATATTAGAAGAACGAATTAGAGAAGTAAACATTTAATCTATGGTACTTATTGATATTTATATAGGCGTTTGGGTGGTTATTATTATAGGCTGTTTATTTGTTGCTTTAAGTGACGAACAAAAAGAAAACGTAAAAGATGGAGCATTTGGAATTATTGTAATACTTTTATTAATTTGTATTATATCAGCATTAACATATTAAAAATTAAAACTATGGAACAAGCAATAAAATTTAACGAATGGATGAAGAAAATGTGTAATATTTATTACTCAGACAACGAGCAAATGAATAAAGCATTTATTAAAATAACAGAAGAAGCAAAACTTAAAAATTAAAACTATGAAAAGAATATTATTATTAGTAACACTTGCTATCGGAATGGTAGCCTGTTCAACAGACGATGCACCAACAACACCAACTACAAAACCTTGCAATTGCTTAAAGCAAACGTGGGTTAAACCAATACTATCGCCTTCAACAGCTTGGTATTTTAATGGAGATACGGAATTTTATTCTAACAACTGCGCTGATAACGGAAAAGTAATTCCAGGTAACTCAGGTCAAGGTGTTGAATTTCAATACAGAATAAAATGTAATTAAATTTAAACCGATATGTAATGTATCGGTTTTTTTTGTATATTTGTAAGTTGAATAAACAAGTTATTTCAAAATGGAAAATAAAACTAATCACGGTGGCGTTAGAAACGGTGCAGGAAGAAAGCCAAAAGAAGACGAATTAAAGATAATTGAAAGATTAGATAACATCATTGAGTCAGATGAGGCTATTAAGTCTTTGAAGCGTTTAATTGCAGATAACAACTTTAATGCTATAAAATTATATTTTGAGTATCGTTTTGGAAAACCAAAAGAAACTATTGAAAATATTAATAAGAATTACGATGCAGGACAATTAACAAAAGAAGAAGTTGAATTACTTAATAATGTTTTAGAGTCTAAATATTAATGCTTACAAGCGAACAAAAAATATTAAAGTACAAATGTGAAAATGATTTATTGTTTTTTACAAGGTATATTTACAAAGAAAATACAAGGCGTAATTTTATAGTTGCGCCTCACTTTGTTAATATAGCCAATACTTTGCAAGAAGTTGTAAAAGGAAATATAAAACGACTTATAATAAATATTCCGCCACGTTATGGTAAAACAGAATTAGCGGTTAAATGTTTTATAGCTTGGTCGCTTGCAAGAAATCCACAATCTAAATTTATACACCTTTCATATTCCGATAGTTTAGCGCTAGACAATTCAAGTCAAACAAAAGAGTATATTGAATCCGATGCGTTTCAAAACCTTTGGCAAATGAAACTTAAAAAAGATGCGCAATCTAAATCAAAATGGTTTAATGATTGGGGCGGTGGTGTTTATGCTACTGCATCTGGTGGAGCAATTACAGGATTTGGGGCTGGTGTTACTGAATCAAAAGAATTTAGCGGTGCGATTATAATTGACGACCCTTTGAAGCCAGACGATGCTTTTAGCGAAGTAAAAAGAAAAGCTGTAAACGAAAGGTTTAATAATACTATACGCTCACGTGTAAACGATAGGGATACGCCTATTATTGTAATTATGCAAAGGTTACACGAAGACGATATGTCGGGGTTTCTTTTAAATGGGGGTAGTGGCGAAGATTGGACTCATTTATGTTTACCAGCTTTAAACGAAAACAACGAACCTTTATGGAGTGATAAGCATACGTTTGAAGAGTTAGAAGCAATTAGACAAGGAAGTAGATATACATTTGCTGGTCAATATATGCAAACGCCATCACCAGACGAGGGAGGCGAATGGAAAAAGAATTGGTTTGAAATTATAAACAAACAAAGTATTCCGCCTATAAAATGGAATATGTATATTGATGGCGCTTATACAAAAGATAATGCAAATGATCCTACAGGAATACAAATTGCAGGAAAATATAACAACGATTATATTATACTTACTTCAATAGATAAGTATTTAGAAATGCCAGAACTATTAAAGTTTATTCCTGAGTTTATAAAAGCTGTAGGAGTTCAAATAAGTATGATTTATGTAGAACCAAAAGCAAGTGGTAAAAGTATTGCTCAATTAATAAAACAGCAAACAAAATTAAATATTGCAGAAATTAAAAGCGATTTTGTGCAAATGTCAAAGATTGAACGTGCAAGGTCTGTAAGTCCATTTATTGAAAGTGGTAGAGTAAAATTAATCGAGGGAAGTTGGAACGAACATTATTTACAACAAATTGCAATGTTTCCAAATGGAAAACACGACGAGCATATTGATTTAACTTGTTATGGTATTGAAAAAGAATTAATGCAAAAGAGTAGTAATATTAATATTCGAGTATGAAGCAAATAAACGTATTACAATACACTAAATTAAGCGAGGTAGATAAATTACCTTACGTTATGCTTTTTACTTCTTTAAAAGCAAAGGAATGGCTTAAAATAGATATAAATCAACTAACTTATAACGAGGTTCGTAATATTTTCAAACGATTATCTACAGCAAGCGAAGTAGAAGATGTATTTAAAATCTTTGAAATGGCTTTAAAAATAGAAGAAATTCAATTTTATGAGTTACCTTTACAAAAGTTTTTTCAAATAAAAAAATATTTAAACAATTATTTTGTAAATTTGCAAAAGAAGGAAACGCAATTGCTTCAAACAATTAGCGAAGATATCGGAATTTGGGAAATGGCTGGAGGCGATTCACTTAATGAATTTGGAGATGTATTACCACTTTCACAATTAGCAAAGATATACGGAGGTTATCCGTTTGACTATGGGGAAAAAAAGTATATTGAAATTATTTATTTGTTGCGTATGAATAATGTGCAATCAAAAGTAGAGGCAGAATATCAAAAATTAAAAAGTAAAAAATGAGTAATAAGTCAAAAATAATATTAAGGGATTATATTCGTGCAATACCTACGCATATAAATAAAAATGAAGTATCTTTAAAGGTAACCGAAAAGATATACGATGACGTTAAGCACTTGTTAAAAAATGGTTGTTTCAAAGGAATTAAATTATATTGTTAATGGCAGATTTAGTTAGAATATTAGAAAGTGTTTGTAATGCAAATGATACCGAGTTTCACTATGGTAATAAGTCGCATTTGAATTTAATAGATGCAAACTCAGACTTATGTCCAGATAAAGTGCATTTGCTTTTATTCCCTTTACGACGTGGTAATGTAGTGGATAGCGCAAGGGTTTATAATGGTAATTTCTTTTATGTAATGCCAGATGATTTTGCACAGGAATATCATAACGAAACAGAACAAGAACAATGCGAAGCTAAATATACACACCGAATAGAACCATTAATAAAATCATTAGACTTATTAGAGCAGAAATTAAAATGGTGCAACGAAATTGATATAGTAAGTTTTGAAAGCGTTGATGCTATTGATGTACTCGATGCGAATATGTCAGGGCTTTGGGTAACGTTCCAATTTAGAGTTTATGAGTAGTCAAGTTTTATCAAAGGAATTTGAATTATTAAAAGACGATTTAATAAAAGCCTACGATGCAAAGGGTATGCGTGCAAGTGGGAAGTTTGCTGAATCACTTGAAGTAAAAGTAAACGGATTAACAGCACAACTATGGGGCGAAAGCTACGCACAACAATTAGAAACAGGGCGACGTGCTGGTAAGTTTCCTAATATTAGCGCAATAGAGCAATGGATTAAAGACAAAGGTATAGCAAACAGAATACAAGGCGAAATATCAATTACAAGTTTAGCCTTTTTAATAGCTCGTAAGATAGCGCAAAGAGGTTGGAAACGTGAAGAGTATGGCGGTGTGGAATTGATTAGCGAAGTAGTTACAGATGTACGCATTCAAAAGATAATAGATGAGGTAGGGGTTGAGCAGGCTATGATATACAGTACCGAGATTATAAATTTAACAAAAGAATTAGCAATATAATGGCGATAGTATTTGAAAAGAATTTAAGTGTAACAGATTTATTATTTGCTTATAATAATAACAACGTTACTTTTAAACAAAGCAGCACAAGTTTAGTAGCAAAAAAAGCAACTGTTTTTTTTAATAATCAATTGTTTACTTTATTCCCTGATCCGAATGGTAAGTTTTATTTTAACTTTAAATATTCTGCACCTACTTTTATAAACGATAGCAATTTCGCAGATGGTTCGTGTTTTAATTTAGCAGAACAAATAGCAACTACTTTTCAAAATGAAGTGATTGCAGATGGTGGAACTTTTGAAGCGTTTGATTGTTTAGTAGAGCAATTAGAAGATTTAGGAATAGATCCGATTATTGATTGGACTGACAATATTTACAAAGAATTTGAAGTTACTTATAAAATATTTTACACAAATAATACTGAGGATACTCTTATACAATACTATGATTTTTTAAGTGCTTATGTAAACTATCAAGATTACAAAAAATTATATCCTAGTTTTCCTTACAATGCAGATACAACTCAAATGATGCTTAAACCTATTCCATATTTAAAATATTGGAATGGTTATCCGTTTGACTTTACTTGGTATGATGGTACAGAAAGTGAATTGTACTTTGATGTAAATGGAGAACAATTTTATTTTCAAAACTCTAATAGAATAAACAGAGTAATTGTTTCAAATGGTGGTAGTGAATTTATAAGTTTAAACGCAGGTTACAATACAATTAATGAATTTCAAATTGAAAAAATTACTGACATTTGCGAAGGACATTATATCAAATGGCTCAACTCTTTTGGTGGCTGGAACTATTGGCTATTTAATAAAGGAAACGACACACTAAGCACAAAAGATTTAGGTACAATTTTTAATGATTATAATGACGTTGTAGATACCATTTCTCCTTACGTGGCTATTGGTAAAACTTCTGAAAATAATATTACCGTAAGACAAGATAATATTACACAAGATGAGTTTTTAATTCTTAACGATATTTTAGAAAGTCCAAAAGTATATTTATTTACAGGAGTGCAAAATGAAGTAGTACAAGCAAATGATTGGTTAGAAGTTACAATTAAGTCGGGAGCTTTTAGAGTTTCAAACGCAAAAGAAAAAATGACTAACTTAAATTTAACGATTGAATTACCAGCTAATAATACTAAAACACTATGAGGTTAGTAATTAACGGATACGATATTGAATTAACACCTACTCAAAGTATTGCAAGGACTTTACAAGTAAACGACATTCTAACGTTAAGCAATAGACAAAGCAATTACACAAATACCTTTTCAGTAAAGCGTACCGATAAAAACAAACAGATTTTTGAATTATTGGGCGTTGTAGGTATTACCAACTTTTTACCATACCAAAAAAACGAATGCTATCTTTATACAGATGATGGCGAATGTATGGTTTACAAAGGGTGGGCGGTTATTCAAAGTACTGACAAAGATTATAAGATTAATCTTTACGATGGTAATATCGATTTATACAAAGCAATAGAGAATAAAAGTTTAGGAGATTTGGACTTGTCAGAACTAAATCATATTAAAAATTTATCCAACGTAGTAAATACATTTACAGCAAATTTACCATATAAGTACATAGTTGCTGATTATAATGGCGAAAAAGTTTATAACAGCAATAGAATTAATATAGATTACATAGTACCAAGTGCAAAGGTTAGTTATTTGTGGTATAAGATATTTGATACGTATGGATTTACTTACGAGGGTAGTGTTTTTAATACCGTAGATTTTACAAATTTGTGGCTAACATATCCTAAATTTACAAATAATAATATACCGCCTACAGCAATATTTCAAGGTACAACACAAACTTTAACAGGCGCTACAGCAACCGTTCCATTAAAATTTAATCAATCTATTGTAATTGATAATATACAAGATACAAACAAACAGCAATTTATTATAAGCGCAGATGGTGGGTATAGAGTTGAATTAAATAATAATGGTGGTGGTATTACTTATGAAGTTTTAGTATATAATCGTTTTGGTAATTTTACAGCTTATCAAACTTTTACTTATGCAAACATTTATAAAAACGGAATTTTAATTGGTTCAAGTCAAGATGATTATATTGATTACGAATTTACAATAGGAGACGTTATTACTGTACAATTTCAACCAGTTAGTTTAGGAATATACGATACATTAATTAGTACAACTTATAGCGGTGATTTCACTTTAATTATATCAGAATTTGTAGGTCAAGCAGTATCTTTTACAAACGAATTAAAAGATTTTAGTATTAAAGATTTCATTACTGAAATACTTAATCGTTTTGGAATAACACCATTCAAAGACAAATACGAAAATCATTACAAATTCTTAACTCTACAAGAATTACTACAATACAATGAAGTTATAGATTGGAGTAGAGAACAAAATAAATTTGTAGAAAAAATATCTGAAAAATATATTTTTGGTTCGTATGCTCAACAAAACGACTTTACATACAAATACAATGATATTGAAAGCGATTATTATAATTCTAAAATTTTAATTGATAATAAAAACCTTGCAGATAAAAAGACTGTAGTTAATTCTAAAATTTTCGCTCCTGAAAAAGACCAAACATTTTTAATACACGATTTAAAAACTAACGTTTATAAAATGTGGGATAAAGAAGTTCAAGATAATGGAACTGTACAATATAAAGGTTTGCAAAAACGATATTATTTAATGCGTGAACGTTCGCACACGTTTACAACCACAACGCAAATAGGCAGTAAAGTTTTAGGAACGCACCAAGCTATTACAACCGTACCGGTTGAAAGTTTTTATAATCTAGGAATGGAGGATATTGTAAGAAACTACTATAATACTATTGGTGCTATTTTAAATTACTCAAAAATAATTGAAGCTACAATTTATTTAACCGAGAAAAACATTTCAGATATAGATTTCAGTAAATTGTATTGGATTAAAGAATTGTCTAGTTACTTCTTATTAAACAAAGTAAACAGTTTTACTAAAAAAGGAGTTACAAAAGTTGAACTTATAAAAGTGGATTACGTGCCAAAGTTTAGTGGGGAGTTTTTAGTAAACAACGGAATTAACTTATTAATCGATGAAGTAAAAAAATTAGTGCCTAGAATACATTTTGGATTTAACCAAAAAGAAATTACTGCAGGAGTTGGCGAAACAATTACAATATATCAAGATACTATTTATAATGAAGATGAATACAGCAAACCATTAGTAGATTGTTTAGGAACTGTTACTCAAAATGATTTAAATTTAATTAAAGTATCATTTCCAACAACAGGAAATAAAACATTAAGCATAATACAATCAAATAACGACAAAACAATAACACTAAATTCAAACGTTTTAAATATAACAATAGTATAATGGCAAAAGTTGTAATAGCAGAATTAGTTTTTTTTTCGTATCTTTGTAAAAAAAAGTATGAAATATACCGTTTACAAAACTACCAATTTAATAAACAATAAAATTTATATTGGATATCACGCTACTGAAAATGAATATGATTCTTATTTAGGTTCTGGTAGAATATTTTTAAAGGCAATAAAAAAATATGGTAAAGAAAATTTTATAAAAGAAATATTATTTACTTATAAAACAAAAAAAGAAGCATTAGAAAAGGAAAAAGAAATAGTTAATGAAAATTTTATTTTAAGTGATTTAAATTATAATTGCACTATTGGAGGAGAGGGAGGTATAGGAAAAAGTAATAAAGGTAGAAAGCATACTAAAGAAGCTATTGAAAAAATTAGATTAGGAGCTAAAAGAAAATGCAAAGAAGAAACTAAAATAAAAATTGGTAATGCAAATAGGGGTAGAAAAATGAAAGAGGAGTTTGTTTTACAAAATTCTTTGTTAAGAAAAAAGTATTACGAAAAAAATTCTGGACCTCGATTAGGGGTGAAATTAAGCAAAGAGACAAAAGAAAAAATTTCAATGGCTAATAAAGGATTTAAATGGAGTGATAGAGATTATTCTAATGGAAAAAAAGTTATTAATAAAATAACTGGAGAAAAATATAAATGTGCTGCTGAAGCAATAAGGGCTTTAAATATACCAAGTAGAACATTATACAGAAATTTAAAAAACGAAAAATACTTTTTAAGATATGAGTAAAATTATTGTAGCAGAACTCGAAATAGACATCACCGCACTTTTAAAATCTACTTCGGATTTAAAAAAAGAAATTGATGCACTTAAAAATACACAAAAGGATTTAGCTGCAAGTGGCGATAAGTCAAGCGAAGCATTCGTACAAAATGAAGCGGTTTTAAAATCTTTAAATAGCGCCTATGCTTCAAATGTAAAAGTAATACAAGAAAGTGGACAAGCAACTAAAACACAAGCAGACCAAGCGCAACTTGTAACTATGGCTTTAAATACAGAAGTAACATCTATTGCTGAGGCACGTCAACAAAATCAGTTGCTTAATAAAATGCGTAACGAAACGAATGTTACTAC